CGAAGGCGATGTTTCCACCCGAAGCGCTACCTGGATGGTTGTTGAAGAACTCGAAGATGTACCCCTTGTCCGTCATTGGTGCACCTCCGACGAACCCCGTCTTAACGACGAAGTTAGCCGTAGGACCCGACGTTATATGGCGTACTGTATGCTTGGCGAACATCATATCGTCTCTCCTTACCTACCTTAGTTCTTCATATCCGCACCCCAACTGCTATGGATCTTGCCTAAACGGACGATACCGTGCAGTAAGTCGATAGAGCCGTTGGTGCCTGTTGTGATATGGTCGATGCCGCCTGGGAAGAACCAGTCCGCGCTGAAGGCCATTGTACGTCCAGGCGTTGCGTCATTGATCACCCAGCACCACAGCTCCATTCCGTCGACGAGCCCGATGGGCGTAGCCATTGTCCTGTTACCTGCTAGCGTAACCTGAACCTTACGACCTTTTTCTGCAATGTTCCAGTCAATCGTAGGCGCATCCGTCAGCACCTGAATAGTGTTCGGGTAGTTTCCTAGGTTGAAGTCGAAATTGAACGGGGGATAGATAATCTCCGACGGGAGAGCAGCCCATGTACCTGCAGTTGTCTGTGTCGAACGAGCAATCCATGCAAGACGGTACGGGACGAGAGAACGGGCTGTCGCTGAGTAAATGATGGTTGCTGTGTCAGCACCACCAGCGCCTCCCTCTGCTGTCGTCCCGAGGATACCGGACATACCGTAGTAGTAGGATGATACAGCCAGTTCGATAGCTCCGGAGCCATTCTCGATGTAGTAGCCGTAGATCAATCCTTGCTGTGCACTGGTATGTCCAAGAGTCGAGCCAGAGCTTATCGTGAGCGCCAGATTGGCTGTAACCTTTCGGCGGTTCAGTGTCGAGTCCGTAAGCGTAGTATGCCGCTGATGCACATACCCAGGGTTGTTCGCTGATAGATCGGCGTTATCGTTACCCTTGACCGTAATGGTCAGTGCGTTAGAACCTACCGAGAACGTCGGGCGAAGATTCCAGATACCGTTCGAGTCGATCAGCTTCATCGCATCGAATGCACCCTCCGGGTTGCCACTTAAACCCAGAAGGTTGGTGAGGTAGTCCCACAGGTCTCCGATAGCTGCCTTGAACTGAGCGTTTGTCGGATTCGGGTAAGTATCTGCGAGTCCGGTTCTAGCCGGAGGTGCTTCGTACGCCATTTAGTATCCTTTCACGACAGCATCCACGAGGCCTGTTACAGCTGTGTGGACGGAATTGAAACATTTAACGAGAGGCCCAAGATCCGTATCCTTGTCGATGATCTCTGCCGTTATAGCAGAGCCTCCATCAGACTGGAGTGTCAACTGGACGTTCTTGATACTGGTAAATAAATCAGGTGTAATCGGCAGTCTTGTACCTGCGGCACCAATAGATACATTGTCCAACCGATCCTCAATATCAGGAGCATCGATCGTGAGTGTCAGGTGGTCGATAATAGCCTGTGTCATGCCTTCACCGATTGTTACTCGGAGCTGGTAGGCACCATGCTCAATTACGAACGGGCCGGTATACGTAGAGTAGTCAGGTGGAGGATCATAGAACGGGTCTGCATCTGCACCGTAGAACGATTCCGCGTCCGCACCGTAAATAGGGTTAGGTCCTGTATTCCGGAACTCGATAACTAAACCTACACCCTGAATGGTAAATTCCACTGATGCCACCGATCCCGCAAGAGCAGTTATGATACCGAACTCATCCGTCTCGTAGATCATTTGCTGAAACAGATCCTGTTTGTAGAACGGATCGCCATCGTTCTGGGCGTACATCGAGACGTTCTCGTCCACGTTGTAGAAGCTGGTTGATGAGTTAGCTTCCAGGTTCGACCCAATTTCTGTACCATTCGTGACAGTACCAGGAAAACTGTCTGCCTCAAAGTCGATCACCTCCAGAACGTTGGCAATATGCGGATCGCCCAGGTCTTTGATGATAAACGCAGGATTCTCACTCTCAAGCCCCGCGGCATCAAAAGCCTTGATCATAAATGTTACGATACCGGGAGGCACTGAAGGAGGAGCGTACGCGTTCCCTGTCAGATATCCTAGGTGGAATGGATTCGCATCACCCCACGATAGGTTCGTTCCGTAGTGGAAGCGGATTACGTAGCCCTTGATGTCCACTTCCTCGTTAGCGGCCCATCTGAAAATAGTACCATCGATCTGGAACCACTCGACATCGAACGGGATCTTCGACGCGGCAAAGGCGATCAGCTTCGATGCGGATACTTTGGCGGACTTACCGTGGCGTCCAACTGAGGAATAGGCCGTGACTTCCACGTTAAGTTGGGTATTGTCCTCTACTAGAATCTCGTACGAACGTCCGCGAATGTCCGTTGCTACGGTGATATCCGCATCCGATACAGGAGGTACACCCCGGGAAATTTTGACGTCAGCAAAGCCATAATCTCCTGTCACTTCCCAGTTGATAATGGCTCTAACAACATATCCGATACCTGAGCGAACGCCCTCTTCGGTGATACTAACCGATTCGAGCGCAGGTTCCCCACCGAACATTGGCCCGACTGGAATATGCTCGAACGTGCCGTTCTTAGCATTATAGAACGCCTCGACCTCGTCGATACAGGAAATCTCTACGACGCGAGTGTTCATAGGCCTAAAGCCATCGACCTTCAGCTTTTTGCCTGGTGTCGCCGTTGCACCATACAACCAGCGGAAGTCATATGGTGGGTGAGTAGACAGAAACCCATAAGGGTTGTACGAAGCAGTACCTCCCTCTAATGGGGATACTAACTGCAATGTATCTGTTTCACCAGCACCAGCATTAACCGTAAATGTTGAGAACTCGCCGTCTGGTCTCACGATAACAATGAAAGACCCACCACTGTATAGCGGAACCTTCCGGGGAAGTTTAAGCGTATCCGAGTCTCCACCCTCAATGAAGCGGCCTGAGTAGTCGAGCGTAGATAGGTCGTGTGACAACTGGATAACGTCTCCGCGCGAGACGGGCATTGCTTCCCAGTCCGACTGCCACTTGTACCTACGATTACGGTATACCTGCTGAGCTGCGTACAGGTTTACATCCTGTCCTGCGACAGTCTTGTTTATTCGACCAAAAAGTTGCAGGCGACGTACGCGTGTCAAGTCAGATGCGCCCGGAATGTTTACACGGACGATATCTGTCTGCCAGTCTAGCTCGGGGTTGATGAATTCACCCTCGATCACTTCAGCTAGATCCTGTGTATTGTATTCTACCTCGAACGTTCCAGGTAGAATGTTATGCATGCCAAATACGCCAGTAATTGGGAGACTCGGCGCATCCCACACAACACCGAGTTTGCCTGTAGCCCACGTCGGAGTGCCACGACCCATGATGGCTATAGCTGAGAGAAGTTCGTACACACTGATCTGACTGTCAAACACTCCGTCGAACTTCAGGCCATTCGTATCGCACCAGGCGCCAAAGAGCTTCAGGCCCTCGATGTCGATACGTGCATCTTCCATGTTTGCGCCGTAGACCTTCTTGTCGTTGACTAATGTACCACGCGCGGCATCAAGAAACCACCAAGCAGGGTTGGAAGTATGCGCTAGTACCCAATCGGACCCAGTCCATACTAATGTGCGGGCCCGAGCAATAGCCGAGAACTGATCGATGACGCCCTCAAGTTGGCTCGAGGCTTTGATCTTCAGAGCAACCCTAAGACGACCAGTATAGTCAGTTGTATCAGGCTGATACGAGCGCAATTGAGACCACCCGATCTCGCGGGTAATCCCTTCGTTCGGGGGCTCGTTCAAACTACTGAGATGTCGGACGCGCACTTCGTATGTACCCTTGGCGACATGCCAGAAGTACTTCCGCCGAATCGGTCGACGACTAAAGCTGACGATATTGATCTCGCCAATGTCTGGAGTAATCGGGTCAAATACGTAGTGGAGCGGATTTGCCTGAGGATCAGGTAAACGCGCTACTCCGAGAACAGGAGAACCATTGACGATCTCCGGCGTAGTGTCCGATGCATACAACAATGCTGTCCAATCTACAGCACCGACAGCTCGGTACTGTATCTGGATCTGGGTTTCAATTGGCTGCAGAGAACCACGTAGAATCCGGAAAACTGAGCCACCAATCTCGACAGCTAGTGCGACGGTATCAGGCGAGCTTGTACGTACTACCCAGTCGTTGTGATCGAGATTAGTCCCAACGGTTGAGTCAACATTTCCAGGGAAAAGTGTGAGAGCACCATCAGTGCCGCTAATTTGCAGCGTAACACCGGTAAAGTTCGAGATCGAGTTTGCGCCGATCTTAAAATCTGTCAGCTCACAGTCGTTATAACCGAAGTCGAAGATGTAGAACCCGTACGCATCATCACCCTGGCTCTCCGAATACGGCTGCGAACCGAAATCAGGAAATACCCGATGGACGCCGCAAATCTTCGGGAACGGCTCCATCCGCCTCATACGATTGCTACCACCAGACAGACTGTAGGTGGGGCTATCGTCCTCGTCTGACTTCGGTTTAGGTGGTTTGGGGGGTGGAAACATCTGGTTAACGATCAAACTACCAACAATGACCGTTGCCGAATAGCCTGCTGCTGCCCACAACCCTGTAGCGCCTGAAGCGCCTGCAGGACCGAAGAAGTAAGTCGCAATTGCTACGACAATTACCATGGCGACTATGCCGAGGACATTTTTACCCCCGCCCTCGCCGTCATCACCACCGCCACCCTGTACGTACGCGTAGAGAGCAATTTGCATCCCCGGTTTGGGTTTGCATGTTGCCCATAGACTTCGAGGTACGCGATAACCGTTAATTGTCAGGATGTATGGTTGATGTCCCATCCTCTTGAGATAACCGGTACGGTGAAGATAGGACTCTACCGTCTCGCCTGGGTAGAACTCCATGAAGACGATTTCACGTCCGCTCGAAGGCATGAGGGCATGAGGGGACCACACCAGAGAAGGCGTCGGGGGGCGAACAGGTAACTGAACGAGTTCGGGTGTAACTACTTCCACCGGTAGTACCCCTCGATCATAAGACCTCGGATGGGTAACTCACGAGCTCGCTGCAGAATAACCTGCCTGGCTCGGTCGTCTGTATGCAATACCCATACGTCATTGTTGATGAAACACAAAGTGCCAATATGTTGCTGGTACCCACGTGTTTGGATGAGGACAGCATCGCCGTCCCTCGGGGAATTCGTTCGCTCAGCGAAAGCCCCTTTACCTTCGGCTATTAGTGCCTGGCGATTACGGAACTTTGCGAGAATGCCTTCGTTTGCCGGCCTCTCCGATGGTAGGCTGACCTCCTTACCAAATACTTCACGCTGTACCGTCTCGGCAAGAGCCGCACAATCGAATACCCCCCGAATAACGGGACGACCGACGTACTTTTCTGACCAGTGTGGCATAGTTAGTAGATGTTCGGTTGGTTCTCGGGTGTTTGAGTAGCTGTCAGCGCCGGCTGGTCCAGAACTTGTTGATATCCCAGTTCACCCGACACCTCAATCATATTCTGGCGGACGTTGAACAGATCTAGAGTCACGTCCATCTCGATGATATCCGGCGTATCGCGCATGACCTGCATCATCCGCACTTGCGCTCCTCTACCACCGTTGCTTGCCTCGAGCCACTGTGTAAGCTCACGGCCAATATTGTCGACTGCCAACTCTGCACGCGGCATCTGAGTAGCCATATCATCAGGCAGCTTAACACGAAACGCGCACGCGATAAACAGGTCGCCGTTCGACGTGATATCCTGAGTATCATTTACTACTCGGATTGGTGCTACTAGTTGAGGATGACTGATCTCTAACAGGTATACGGGTTCGACGCCTGACGTCGAGCCTGTCTTCTCCTTGAAATTGGCGGTATATGCTTTACCTGTCATTAGCCGCTCCAGGTTTCGATTTGCATACCGATACGCCACTTCTGGTGAGCCATGATCGGAGTCTCACGATCAAGCTTACCGTTGACAATACGTGCTAGCCTGACAACGCCATCCTCTGGATCGGTAAAGTCGAACCAGAGAGTCCCGTAGTCAATAGTAGTCTGAAACCATGTGATAAAGTTCTGGTAGTCAACCGCGGTGTCAATCTGAACAACAAGCTGCCGCGTAACTAGAACACGTGATTTGGTCTTAAGCTGCTTGACCATCCCATCTTCCATGGGAGTACGCGAGACAGCCGTATCGCGGCCCTTGTCGTAGCCCTCGGCGAGAATCTTGGCGTAGCTATGTGGGAAGGCAGACATATTAGTGTCTCGGCGCGCTGGTCATTTGCTGGAGACGTGAACGCGCACCAGCATCCCTACTAAGTCTGCGGAAGAAGAGATCGACGATAATCTGCTCCGGATCTGATCCGGGTTGCTGTGTGGCTTCCATTTGCATCCCAGTGTTGTTGTTCACTACAATGTTAACACCGCGGCCGCTGCTACCGCCGGCAGGTGTCACATCTACGTGTTCACCTGGAGTTGCATGGAATGCAACAAGAGAGGAGTCCATACCACCAGAGCCGCCAACATCGAACGATCCGCCCGTAGCGAATCCACCCATGTACATGGTGTCGTAGAGACTCATACCGTAGTCGCCGAATGCGAGATCTGTAGTACTGAAGCCGCCGTAAGGGCCCGTAATAGACGAGGCATCCTGTGTGCCGAAGCTGGCGCCAAAAATCTGGGCCATCTTCATCAATCCGCCCTCTAGTAGGCCCGTCCCAGCGTCTCCGGAGTTACGAGTATACGCACCACCGAACAGTGCCTTCATGGCAGGCTGGACAACAGAAACCTGATAACTGAATTCCAGAACTTGCTGAGCCATTGACATCAGCAAATCCCTGAAGCTGACCTTCTGCCGCAGAGTCATCTGTGCTAATGTCCGGGAAATACCACGCTCGAGGTCACGGAACATCTCGTTCATTGCTCGACCGAAGAATGTTGTGCGATCGAGCATGTGACGATACATTTCGTCTGCTGCCTCTCTGGACATCCTAGCAGCTCGAACCTGATCGAGAACACCTCTGTCTTGGGCCTCGACAATAGTACGCATCCTGTCCAGATACTTCTTAACAGCCTTCTCATGGCTATCACCGAGCTGATCGTCAAGTCGCTCGATTTCCTCCCTGAGAGACTTGATACTCTTGGAATTGGCCTCAATACGCTCTGTCTGTCCCCACAGAGTGGTATATTCAGCGACCAGACGGTTAATGTCGGCCTGGTCGAGCTTCATCGTCGCGTAGTGAGCGCGTAAGGTGACAAGGGACTTGGCCAAGCGCTCTTGGCTGGTCATGTTCTGAGGATCCGACTCTAGTGCCGCTTCACGACGGGCTTTGAGGTCGTCAAACATTTTGCCGGCTGCCTCGGATGCAGTTTTGAACTGCTGGGGGAGGTTCTCCAGTACCTTGAGCGCTTCCTTGCGCTTCTCGATCTCTGTAAACAGCTCAGCAAGCTGGTCTTTCAGCTCCTTTCCATGGAACCCAGCAGCAGCCAACTCCGCACGAATCTTTTCGAGCGCCCCCGCCTTCTTTCCAGGCATATCGGCCATTTTCTCGATCGCCTTGGCCATACCTTCAGCTACTATCGCAGCATCTTTGCCTGACGTAGTAAAGGCTTTGATCTGTTCCTCGAGACCTTGGACTTCACGGATCGACTGCTGAATACCCTTGATCCAGTTCTGGAATTGCGGCCCTCCTGTAGTGTCAGCACCCGGAGGAGATTCTACCGCCAGAGCTTGAATCTGGCGAATTACGGACTCAAGATTGGCAGCAAGGTCTTTGAGTCGTTGTTCCTTTTCTATCATCTCAAGGACCTGCTCGTCCTTGCTTACGTCGAAGGCACCACCCCTCTTCATTGTGTCGAACCCGCGATCGGTCCTCATCGATCGTTCCAGATTCCTCAGTTGTGCCTCACGCTGGATCCTCAAAGCAACAACCTGGGCTTGAGTAGCACCGATCTCGGCATACGTCATGCGGAGACGTGATGCGGTACCTTGCATCATCTCCTGTGTAGTCTGGCGATGTGAAATACCTAGTTTATGCTGCAAGAAGATCCAGTCTTCTGTACTCTTGAGCCATTCCCGCGTACCGGTAATAGAGGTCTCTTGTTCGCGATTGAGGAATTGGTAGCCCACGGCAGCACCGGCGGCAACGAGCCCTAACCGGACTAACAGAGCTACGACGCCTCCCAATCCAGGTAGTACCAAAGCAGCAGCTGCTACGCCAAAAGCCTGGAAGTACGTCGTAGCCGTACGAATGGCTGTAGCTGCGGCCATTGCACCAGCAGCGATACGCCCCCAGGAGGCGATCACACCTATCATGATGCTTCCGCCTGCAAGAGCGCCGAGTAGTGCAACAACCTCTCGCATTGAACCAGATAGGAAGTCCAATGCTTGACGAGTAGCGATTACTACTTTACGGAATGCTTCGGAAACTCTCGTTGCATCATTGAACGCCTTTAGTAACTCGAAAGATGACGTACCCAGACGAGCAATCTCCGCCTGGAGTGTTCGAGCTGCTGAGGCCGCCGCGGGCCCGAAGACGTCCAACCATTTCTGCGCCAGTAAGGGGAGAAGATCCTTAGCGAGCACATCGCCTGCCTCAATCATACGGATCAATTCAGGCTCAGTTACACGCATCGCCTGTGCTGCTAGAGCCATCGAGCCGGGGAGCAAGTCACCCAACTGGCGACGCAATTCTTCCATCGATACTACGCCCTTGGATACCATCTGCTCCAAGGCGAGGAAGACGAGCCCCATGCGCTCGCTTGAAATTTTCATGGCTGTGCCTGCGGTCATTGCTCCTTCAAAGATGTGTCGCTGGTCTTCCATCGACAGGTTTGAGAGCCGAGCCGCAGTAGTGAACTTGGCATAGGGCTCAACAAGGGAGCGAACGTTTTGGCCGAGGCGAGCTGCAACCTCCTTGACGTACTCGTATTCCTTGGCCGCTAGAACAGCTGCGCCGGTCGAAGCTTCCAACATGGCATTGAAACGTTCCATGTCCATTGTCGCTTTTACGGCGCCAAAAGCCAGAAAGCTAAACCCGGCAAGGAAGCCTGTCATGCCCGCGATGAACAGGGTCATCTTCGCGCCTGTGCTCTCAAACAGGGCAGACAGAACTGCAAGTCGAGCACCGACGCCACTCAAGGGCCCAACTGCTAAAATAGCCGCGCGCTCTAGATCACGGAAGGCCAGAGCGAACTTGCTTGCCTCCTGAGCTCCTGCCATGCGGTTGCCCTGGGCGAGCATCGCACGCATACCAGTAACGCCACGGTTCATTTCCGCGGGGCCTAGGCCTGCAGCCTGATGGGTGAGCGTACGATTGAGCCGGCGGTATGCCTGCTCAATCTTGTCAATCTCAGCTGCCGCCACACCAGCTTCGCGCATCCGCTGAGTGGTTCTGGAGACTTGGCTGTGAATACCAGTGAGTGTCCGCTCGATCTGGGTAAACTTCTTGTAGAGAGGATCAGCCCACCCAGCTTGGTTGCCTACATTGTTTACTGCTTGTCCAAAAGCTTTGAGTGTGCGGAGGGAGGCAGCAAGTGTCGCGGTATTGGCTTCGAGGCCAAACCCTACTGTGCCCAGATCGACCGTTCTAGTAGCCACTTGCGCGCCTCCAGTTACCTGCGTCGTCTCTTCGCTCTAGGCAGCACCACTAGCGGAGGTCCTTCCCTTGTGGGGCTAACCTCCTTGGACCGTTTCAGCACATACTTCTTGAGGAAAACGATCCATCTTGCTAGCTCGCCCGAGCTCATGTCTCGGACTTCGCTCTCCGTTTTGCGGAGGTGATATCCTACTACCTGAACGTAGAACTGAAGCGGGTCCTCTCTTAGGACTTTCCCGCGGCCTCCAGTTGCTTCGGTAGGAGCTGTTTGTTGACTTCAGCCATGATGACAGCGTAGTAGCCGCCAGCCGGCATTGCCATCAGAACATCGAGGTCTGCTGAATCGAAGACCTTGTCTTCCGTTCCGGGGACGAAGCAGCAGTCGATCAGATACTGCGCCATGCGCGCTTTGCCGTCTTCGACACTGATGGAGTCGAGCATCTGGCCGACTGACATCTGTCGGACTTCGATTTGTGTTCCTTCGATCTCGACGATAACCCGCTTGATTTGCTCGCTCAGGACCTTCGCCCTGATCTTGTCTCTTGCTGACTTTTCCACGTACTATCTCCTTGACTAAGTAAGGATTAAAGGCCTTGGAGCACAGATCTTTCAACCAGTGTGCTCCAAGGTACTGCGAACGCTTACGGCACGTCTGTCGGTGCTCCGTCCATCTGGATGCCCACCGAGAAGGTGTTGGGCGACTCCATTCCTGCAGTGAGGGAGAGACTCGTCATGACACCCTCGCCCTTCCAGCCGTTGACGCCGTCGTGTAGATACCGGGCGAAGATCGGTTGATCGAGCAGAAACCGATCGAGCGCCGTCTTGATCGCTGCCGGAATGGGTGATGCCGCAGCATGGAACCAACCGAACGGGTACGAGAGCGTCGGCTGAGCCCCGTAGTACGGCACGTTCAGAGCAAAGCGGAGATTCTCTTCCTCCAGCGCTCCGACATCACCGCTCTGTGACTGACTGATCAGCCGGAAGAAACCGCGAGCGAACGAACCCGACCATCCTGTGCCATCCGGATTGATCTCGATCACGTAC